GACGCGGATGTGGCTTTCGTCCAGTGCGGTCAGCGTGTGCAGCCGCGCCGCCATGTCGGTCAGGTGGCTGCCTTCCTCGGCCAGTAGGCCTTTGAGCGACACGGTGTGGCCCGCATTGTCCAGCGCCGCATGGTACAGCCGGTAGGCCCACACCGCGCGGAACTCGACGATCATCGACATGGTCAGATAGGCGGCGCGCGGGTGGATGCCGGCGGGCAGGGCGCGGACGATTTCGGCCTCCAGCCGGTGGAAGTATCGCCGCGCCGCGGCGGGCGCCACCAGGTCGTCGGCTTCATAGGCCATGGTGCGGCCGGCTTCGCGGTCGGCATGGCGCTTGAAGAAGAAGGCATGTCTTGTTTCGTCGGCCAGGTGCTTGAGAGTCGGCTGGTCGATGGCCTGTCCGTGCTGGGTCGCCATGATCTTGTGGCTGCCCAGATGCTCCAGCATCGACAGCGTATTCATGAACCGCGCATGCAGCGGCCGGTGGCCGACGAAGCGCGACAGCAGGACGTGAGTCTGTTCCGCGAGCGCCGCGTTATCGCGCTCAAATTCTGAAACCAGCGTCTGTGGGTCGAAACTCATCCGCAAAACCTGTCCGGGTCGTGAACCGGATTGGTAAGGCGGCTACGGCGCGTGCGCAACCCTGTAACTGAACAACCCTATTCCGGCCGGTGAAGCCCGCCCGCCGGAAACTGAAACGCGCCCTTGGGCAAGGCGAGAGGAACGCCGCGACGGCGTCCCGTCCCTTCGATGGAGCCTATTTATGAACAGCACCACAACGTCCGAAACCCTGGCTTTGGTCAAGGATGCGCTCGCCAACGGCGTGCCGCAGACCCTGGCCAAGGCCGTCACCACCGCCACCGGGCTGGTGGCCTACGATCTGCAGCCTTCGGCCAAAAACCTCTATCCTGCGGCGACGCCGATCCGCAACGTGCTGCCCCGTGTCGGCGGCGGCACCGGCACCGCCACCAACTGGCGGCAGGTCAACGCCATTATCGGCTCCGGCTGGGATGCGATGGGCTGGGTGCCGGAAGGCCAGCGCTCCGGCCGCATGAGCTACAGCACCTCCACCCGCTCGGCCTCCTACGCCACGGTGGGCGAGGAGGATTCGGTGACGTTCGAGGCGGTCTCGGCGGCGCTGGGTTTCGAGGACATGCAGGCCACCGCCACGATGCGGCTGCTGCAGAAGATGATGCTGAAGGAGGAAAACGCCTTCCTCGGCGGCAACGGCACGCTGCAGCTCGGCACGCCGGCAACGCCGTCGCTGTCGGCCACCGGATCGGGCGCGACGCTGCCCGCCGCGACCTATTCGGTGATCGTCGTGGCCCTGACCTATGAAGGCTATCGCAACTCCAGCATCGCCGGCGGGGTCGCCACCACCAAGAGCATCACCGGCGCGGACGGCAACAGCTTCACGCTGAACGGCGGATCGTCGGCGGCCTCGGCCAACGCCACACAGGCGGTAACGCTGGGCCAGACTTTGTTCGCCTCCGTGGCGCCCGCCATCGGTGCGGTGGGCTACGCCTGGTATGTCGGCGCGGCGGGCGCCGAAAAGCTGCAGGCGATCACCACCATCAACAGCGCCGCTTTTTCGGCGCCGCTGTCGAGTTCCACCCAGCTTGCGACGGCGATTACCGCCGACAGCTCGGCCAATCCGGGCCTGGCCTATGACGGGCTGCTCACTTCGGCCCTCAAATCCGGCTCGGGCGCTTATGTGAATTACCTCGCCACCGGAACCGCAGGGGCGGGAACGACGTTGACCGCCTCGGGCCGCGGTTCGGTCAACGAGATCGATCTGATGCTGGAGAAGATGTGGGATCAGTATGAGGTCAGCCCCACGGTTCTTTACGTCAACAGCCAGGAACAGCGGAACATCACCAACAAGGTGCTGTCCAGCGCATCGGGTCCGCTGCTGCGCTTCACCAATGACGGCAAGGACCCGTTCGCCATCATCGCGAATGGCGTTGTGGAGTATTACTACAACCCGTTCGCGCTGGACGGCGGATACAAGATCCCGGTCAAGATCCACCCGTTCGTGCCGCCGGGCACGATCATCGGCTGGTCGGAAAACCTGCCGGCGCAATACCAGTCCAGCAACGTGCCCAATGTCGCCGAAGTGAAAACCCGGCGGGACTATTACCGCATGGACTGGCCGTTGAAGACCCGGGCCTACGAATTCGGCGTCTATGCCGAGGAAGTGCTGGCGGTCTATGCGCCGTTCGCGATGGGCGTCATCGGCAACATCGCCGCCGGCTGACCGGAAAAGCAGGAGATCGGGATGTCGACAGGCGACCTCGTAACCATCGCGGACGTCAAAGCCTATCTGGGCGGCGATCTGCAATCCAACGACGACGCGGTTCTGTCGCGCCTGATCTCCGCCGCCAGCAGCTTTTTCACGAGGGCCTGCAGCCGCGAAATCCTGGAGCGAAGCTACAGCGAACTATATGACGGCAAGGGCACGGCGCGGCTTTATCTGCGCAACGGGCCGGTTACCGGCGTTACGTCGTTGATGATCGACGGGATTTCCATCCCGCCCGCGCCCGGCGTTCTGGAGGCGGGCTGGGTGCTGAACGGCAATATTATCCTCCTGTTCGGCCACTGGTTCACGCGCGGGCTGGCCAATATCGCCGTGACCTACAGCGCCGGCTACGCCACTCCGCCGGCCGATGTGGCGGAGGCGGTGATGGAACTAGTGGGGCTGCGTTATCGCGGCAAGGACAGGCTTGGCAAAGTCTCGGAGGGCATGGGCGGCATCGCCACCACATCCTACGCCCAAAAGGATGTCAGCCCGTTCATCGCCAGCGTGATCGCCAATTATGCCCGGGCCAATCTGGCATGATCGATGTCACATTGACCCATGTCGACGCCGTGCTCGATCGGCTCGCCATGCTTGGCCCGAAGGCCGGGGATGCGCTGGCAACCGTATCGCAGGAGATTGCGGGACGGCTGCGGGATGCTGCCGACCGCAATCTTTCCGGCGGAGTGCTGGAACAGCGCACAGGGAAATTGCGGGCTTCGCTTCTGGCCGGAGTTGAGCGTGGAGAAGGAGGGTTGCACGGAACCGTTACCGCGACAGCGCCTTATGCGGCGTTTCAGGAATACGGGTTCAGCGGCGCGGAAAATGTCCGGGCCTATCTGCGCCGGCAAACCGTTGCCTTCGGGCATCCGATCGGACCGGTCAAGGTGGCGGTCCGCGCCTTTACACGCCAGGTCGATTATCGGGGCCGTTCCTTTCTGCGCGCGGCGCTGGCGGAGGTTGGCCCCGACATTCGCCTCCTTCTCGAGGAATCTCTGGCGGAGGTTGTGCGATCATGAGCCGCGAAGCGATCCAGGCCGCCCTGTTCGATCTTTTGACGGCCAATGAAACCGGCGTTCTGGATGTGAAGACCGCCAGCCGCCGCCTGAAAATTCCGCAGGATGTCGGCGCGGGAAACTGCCCGGCTCTGTTTCAGATTTACAAAGGCGAAACCGTCGAGTGGACCGGCATGCACCCGCTCAAGCGGATCATGCATCTGGAGCTGGTTCTCTATGTCCATTCCGGCGACAAGAGCTTTCCAACCTCGTCGCTGCTCAACCCGTTGCTCGATGCGCTGGAGGATTCGTTCGGCGCCGGCGATCCGGCGGGGGTGCAGACGCTGGGCGGTCTGGCCAGACGCGTATCGATCAACGGCCGCATCGACACCGACGAGGGACTGCTGGGCGAATATGCCTACGCCATCGTCCCCGTTGAAATTCTGACCCCCTGAGGAGTTGCAATGACCCACTCTTTCCAACCCGGCGCGCCACCGCCCGCCGGACCCATTCGCACGGCCATCGACGGCTGGTTCAACATTCATATCGCGAACTCGCCGGTGGCGCGCTCGGTCGATGCCTACAACCATGTGCGGGCGGTTCTTCCTCACCTCGAGGCTAGCCTCGTTTCGCTGATCGAAAAGGAGATTTGATCCATGACCCAATATGCGTTCGGTGTCGGCGCCCTGATCGCGCTGCGCACCGATATATTGACCCCCACGCCGGCACAGTTCGGCACGCTGCAGCAGGTGCAGCTCGATCTCAGCTTCACCATCAAGGAATTGACCGGCCAGTTTCAGGCGCCCGCCGCCCTGGCGCGCAGCGCGCTTAAAATTACCGGCAAGGCCAAGGCCGCGCGCATCACCGCCGCCAATTTCAACAACATCTTCTTCGGCCAGACTTTGTCGACGGGCAACAATTTGACCCAGCTTAACGAGGCGGGGACGGTGCCGGGCAGTTCGGCCTATACGATTCAGGTTGCCAACCATGCGACCTTCGTCGCCGATCTCGGCGTGGCCTATGCCGCGACGGGGACGATGCTGACGCCGGTCGCGAGCAGTCCTTCGACCGGCCAATACACGGTCTCCAGCGGCGGCGTCTATACATTCAGCGCCGGCGATGCGAACGCCGCCCTGCTGTTTACCTACACCTACACAACGACCGGCGGCACAAGCCTTGCGCTGACCAACATGCTGATGGGTTCCGGGCCCAGCTTCAAGCTGATCCTGAACGAGCAGTATCAGGGCAAGACGCTCAATCTTCAGCTGAACTCGGTCGTCGCACCCAAGCTGTCGCTGGCCTTCAA